CAAATCAAAACAATAATCTATTCAGAAGATTCTGATACCAATGGCGGCTCAGTAAAGGTATTAGGAACTGGTCTAGCTGCTGGAGGTGTTGAACTTGCAGACGTCGGTGATGTTTTAATGCTTATTTGGACAGGCGCAGCTTGGAACATTGTTGGTCAAACTAGCTAATAGAAAGGATAGATTAAAATGGTTCAAGTAGAATATACAAAAGAAAAAGGCTTGGTTCAAAAAGCAGGAAGTGCTTCAATTACAATTCCAGATGATATTGTAATTACAAGACCAATTAGCCAAGCTGTAGAAGGTAATACTGTTTTAACACTAGACTTTGCAGCTCTTAAGCACACACAAGGCGGTCAAGCAGCAGACGAAATTGACATTAACAACAGATATATTATATTTAAAACTCCAGCAGCTACTCCTGCAACTTTTTATGTATGGTTTAATATTGACGGTGGTGGTACTGATCCTTTTGTAGGAGACAATACAAAAACTGCAATACCAATCGCAGCAAATGCAGGCCAAGTAGACGCAGCTGCAAAAATAGCAACTTTAGTAGCCAACGCACTCGCTGCTGTTGTTGCTTTTGATGACGAACTCGATGCAGTAGTAGCAAATAATACAGAAGTTGTAATTACGGCTAGAAGAATGGGAATTACTGGTGGCTTTATTAGCGATTTAAGTCAGTTTACAAACGTAACAGCTACTGATGGAAGTACTGTTGTTAGCGCAACTCAAGTTTACAATACAGCAGCTGCATCTGGCTCTCATGTTTTAAGTGGGTTAGGTGTTGTAAAAGTTAAAGATGCAAGTATTGCAGATGGTAAAAAGAGTTTTGTTGTTGTTAAGGACTTACCAGAAAATACAAACTTCGGCGCAAGACTTATAGTTCTTTCAGAGCTTCCGGAACCAGTAAAAGTAAGGTCTGAAGATTTAACAGTATTGCTTGCAGACCTTGACACAGCAGGCGACGCAGCGCAATTAATCTGGAACGGAACAGCTTGGAAAACTCTTTACGCAACATAATAAATAATCTGAAAGGAAATAAAAATGGCAACAGCTAAAAGTAAAAAAGAAGAAGTAGTAGATCTAGGTCCTGTTTTAAAAGAAGTAGAAGCTTTAAAAAAAGAACTAGTATCTGTTAAAAAAGAAATTTCGGAATTAAAAAAAGCTCCAAAATCTTCAGGAAGTTCTTCAGAGCTAGCTAAAGATTTAATTTCAGCGCTTAAAGAATTAACTGGCCCTAATACAAAAGGTGTTAGGAACTTTATTAGAGAAAAGTTTAAATAATAAATAGTTAGTAAATTTAAGTCTCCTATAATAATTAATAATAACAAAGTATTATAGGAGATTAAATGGCTTCCTTTTTATCAATAGTAAATTCAGGAGAAAAGCCTACACCTTTTGGAGTATATGATTTAGACCCGCATTTTCAAGAAGATGCCGACGGTGTTGTATTATATGTTAAAAGAATGTTAGGTGATGATATAATGTCTGTTGAATTAACAAACAGACAGATATATGCTTGTTTTGAAGAAGCTACGTTAGAATTTTCTAAACAAATAAATTCTCATCAAGCTGAATCTTATATGTCAAACATATTAGGTATAAGCACAGGATCACTAGAAAATCCTTCGGGAGAAAAGGTTGGTCCTCACGGTAAAGAACAATTATTTCCTAGGGAGACTTTAGAATATTTAATAAGAAGAGCAGAACCTTATGCAACTGAAGCTTTTATAGGTGGTTCACATAATGCCATAAGCGGTTCAATAAAATTAGAGCAAGGTAGACAAGATTATAATATATATGAAGAATTAGAAATAGCTGGTCCGAGTGGCACTGCGTTATCCTTAAAGAATAGTTCAGATTCAACTAGTATTTTTAATCCTACTAATTTTATTAATGGTAAACCTATATTAAGCCATGCTACTAAAACAAAAGTTAGAATTCAAGAAGTTTTTCATTTCTCACCTCAAGCTGCATATAGATTTTTTGATACAACGTCAGCAATAAATTATTTAAATAATCAATTTGCTTTTGAGTCTTTTACACCAGAAACTGTTTTTTATGTTTTGCCCGTTTTTGAAGATTTACTTAGAGCACAACAATTAGACATATCAAATAGAGTTAGAAGATCTAATTATTCTTATTTGGTTCAAGGACAAAATATAAGAATATATCCTAGACCTACAAGTGAAAACCCGCAAAGATTATTTATTAAAATTGGTTTTCCTGCTGATCCTTTTAGCGCAAACCTTCCTTATGATGATCAAACAATAAACGGTGTTTCTAATATATCTAATGTTCCTTTTGGTAATATACCTTATAAAAATATAAATTCAATATCAAGACAATGGATAAAACAGTATACTTTAGCTTTATCAAAAGAAACTTTAGGATACGTTAGATCAAAATTTAACACAGTACCAATACCTGGAAGTGATGTTCAAATGAACGGTTCTGACCTTTTAAGTCATGGTAGAGATGATAAAGATAAACTTTTAACTTCTATTAAAGAAACTTTAGATAGACTAACTTATCAAAAGCTTTTAGAAGCTGATGCTGCTCAAAGTGAACAGATGTTAAATATCTTAAAAAGAGTTCCAATTCCTAATGGAAAAGTAATAATAATGGGGTAAATTATGGCTAGATTATTTATTGGGCAAAGAGAAGTTGATTTTTTTTCTGATATTACAAAAGAATTAATTAAAGATGTTGTTGGTCAAAGAGTATATTATTATGTAGTTAGAGAAGATTTATCAAATGTACATGAAATATATGAAGAGTCTTTAGAAAAAGTATTTGATCCTCCCATTAGCTTTGAGGCAATGGTCGAATGGAACCCTTCCGTAGTTAAGACAAATAGATTTGGGCACGAAAATATAAAAACAATTACTGTTTATATACATAACAGAGATCTATTAGATAGGGATATTGAATTTGAAACAGGTAACTTTATATCATACGGTGAATATTTCTTTGAAATTACCTCTATTTTATATGATAAATTAGTATACGGGCAAATCGAAAGAGTTGTCAGTATTAAATTAACATGTATGCAATCTAGAAAAATGCATGTTAATAAACAACCTATTGGACCAACTTACGAAGGATATTCTGATAGTGATTCTGTTCAAACAACTTTTGAACAGCAAAGGGGAACAAATACTTCAGATGTAAGACAACTTAAAAAAGATGGAGTTTTAGAAAATTCAATATCTGGGCCTAAAAAAGTTGCACCTGATGGGACAGAAAAGAGTATTAATAAAATTGGTTCTTCTTTTTATGGAGATGATTAATGGCAACAAGATTCGATAAAATAAAAGAAAATAATACTTCTATTAATTTAGGATACGAAGGTGGATCTAACACAGACTATTCAATTCCTTCTTGTGGAATATCTGATGTTGATAGAGCAGTTTTTAATTTATTTGATAAGCAAATACCTCTTTTTTATGACTTGGAAGGTGAAAGAAGAAAAGTACCGGTTATTTTTGCAACAGGCGAAAGATTTGCGATATTAAAAAGAAGACAACCAATAACAGATAGATCAGGAGCATTCATATTACCTTTAATTTCAATTTCTAGAACTAGTATTGAAAATAAACCACAAAAAGGCGCTTCAAACAATGAAATGTTTCCTCATGTTGTTGTTAGAAAAGTTGCAGATGAAAATACAAAATATAGACAATTACATAATTTTGAAGGCTTTAAGAATTTAAAACACACGGAAAAATTAAATAAATCAAGACACGACAATGTTAATTTAAAAAACGATTTTAAAAATAATGTATACGAAACAATAGAAATACCACCTGTAAAATATATTGGTTTAATTTACGATATTGTTATTTGGTCATCTTTTACACAACAGATGAATGAATTTATTGAAGCAATAATGTCTGCTTATACAATTAATCCTGGTCAACAATTCAAGCTTGAAAGTGAAAAAGGATACTGGTTTCCTGCTTTTATAGAATCTTCTTTAAGTCTAGACAATAATTACGTAGATTTCACTGATGCAGAAAGATACACAAAATACACTTTTAATTTAAATGCAACTGGTTATATTATATCTCCAGACATTAAAGGTGGTAAAAAAGGTATAAAATCTATTGTAAGTTCACCAGACATATCGTTTGAAGTCTTTAATTTAGAAAGAGACATAAAAGAAAAAATTGTACCTGTTAGAGATCCTTCGCCTGAGAGTTTTCTTCTTTCAGAAATAGAAACTGATGACACTTTAATCCCGGGGCAAGTTGTAGGACCTAGTTCTACTGAAATCCTTAGAAACATAGAAGATAATAAGAGTTCTTATACTACAAATTCCAGATTTAAATCTAGTGAGAGGTCTGGTGAATGGTCGACAGATTATAATAGACGTAAGAAATTGTTCGTTAAAGATAAATCTGGAAACACTGTTCCTATTACAGCTAAACAATTATCTAACGGAGAAACTGTTTATGATAGTACTTATAGTGAGTCAATTTTTGGAATATCTAATAAAGAATAAATAAATACATAATTTACATTATATTTATACATTGTAAATATAAATAACATTAGGAGAATTAGTATGGCAGAGCAGACATTTAAGTCTCCAGGCTTTTTTGAGAGAGAAATAGAAATAATAAGTAAACCACTTAATGTTACTAGATCTACTCCAGTTGGTGTAATTGGTACATCAAAAAGAGGCCCGGCTTTTGTTCCAACAACAGTTAGTTCAATTCAAGAATTTAATAGAATATTTGGAGAATTAGATAGAGATAGAATCGGAGGACACGCAGCCTCAGAATTTTTTAGAAATGATGGTAAATCTTTAACTTTTTGTAGAGTTTTAGGTGCTGGAGGAAACGCAGAAGACTATTCAGGATTTAAACTAATATCTTCACAAAGTTTAACAGACACTATTACTATTGATGCTGAGCGTTTTAGAGGAACAACTAATTTTATAGTTGCAAATCATATTGTGAACGAAGTAGAATATCTTGGTTTAGGACATTTTAATGATAATGATACTCATACAATAGACTCTATAAACACTACCACGGAACTTACAGCTTCTCTTGTAAGAGCTATGATTCTTACAGAAAAAGATACTATTGCTAAAATTAGAAACATTTCAGAAACTAGTTCAGAAGAAGATAATAATGATGATTCTCAATGTTCAGATTCTTCTTTTACTTTAGTTTTTCACGACAAGAAGAATAACGCTAAATTGCCTTATAATGTTTCTTTAAACCCGGACGACTCTAATTACATATATAAAGTACTTAATACTGATTCATTTAAATTATCAGAAAAGAAACATGTTTTATATGCACATTTTCCTGTCGACAAAGTAGTTGCTGACGCTAAAGATGAAAAAGTTGCAATAATGAGGGGTGAAGAAGAAGATGAATATGGAAATTTTAAATCAAGATTTACTTTTCCAAAAACAACTTCAATAATTTCTCAACCATTCGGGCAAAAAGAATATGATCTATTTAGTATAGAATCTTTAGACGCCGGAACATATGCAAGTGATAAATATAAAGTTTCAATTTCAGGATTAAAAGCTAGCACAGATCCTTTAGATAAATATGGAACTTTTACAGTTGCAATTCGTGATATAAAAGATACTGATGAAGCCCCTGTCGTATTAGAATCTTATAATAACTGTTCTTTAAATCCTGATGCCAGCAACTTTATTGGTAAAGTAATAGGAGATCAAAAAGTAGAATATTCTTTTGATTCTACCGACGTTTCTGAGAGACGTCTAATAAGACTAGGAAAATTTGAAAACAATTCTTCAAGAATTAGAGTTATTATTAGTGATGATGTTCTAAATAAGGTTGTTCCTGCAAATGCTTTACCATTTGGTTTCAGAGGAATACCTTCGTTAATTTTTAATAACCTTGCAAAAGACGAAGCAGAATCAGGCGAAACATTAACAAGTTTTATTACGGGATCTTCTAATTTCACAGATAGCTCTTCTGATTTACATTATTTAACAAGTGGATCTTTACCTCCTTTGCCTTATAGATTTAAGGTTACTAAAGGCTCTATAAAGTCAAACGCTGCTTATAACCAGACATATTTAGGACAAGCTTCTGAAAATGAATCTGTTGATTTTGGTTTGCATTGGGGTTTAATGACTAATAGAGTTAGTGATATTGATAATGCTAATAGTGGAAAAGTCTTTAATGAAATATGCACTAACTACGGCAAATTTTTTGGAAAAGATTCTAGGTCGACAATTGCAACAGGTAGTTTGGCAGACAAACATAATAACAATAAATTCTCAATGGCAAAAATTGCTCTAAGCGGTTCTTCAATTGAGAATATTAAAGGAAATGTTAACGATGTATTTAAAAACGCTGTTTATGTAAGAAATGCTGAAGTTGATTCTGACGTATATAATGCAGCAGATTCTACAATTAAGTTTAGTTCTTCTACTGATCCTTTGTCTGATGAGGCTAGTGGAGGAAATGCGGAAATTAGACCTTCTTTATCAAAGCTTTTAGCAGAAGATATTACTAAGTTTAACAAATATAATATTATGGCAAAATTTACCGTCCCATTCTACGGTGGTTTTGATGGATTAAATATCTTTGACAGAGATAGTTTTTATATGACAGATAAATCTTCTTCAACTGTTACGGGAGGACTTGCACATGTTAATGGTTTTGAAAGTGGTCTTAGGCTAACTAAGAAAGATACTGCTGATACTAAGGCGGCACAAAATGCCGGAGAATTAATGCAGGGTGCAGAGGATAATAATAATATTGTAAATTCTTATAAAACAGCAATCCGAATAATGACAGATGAGTTGCTTGTTACACATAACGTTTTAGTTATACCAGGAATAAGAGATAAATTTATTACCGATTTTGCTGTTGATAGAGTAAAAAATGATTATAAAAAAGCTCTATATTTAATGGATATAGAGTATTATGATAAAGATTCTATTAGGGTTTATGTTTCTTCAAATGGTATTAATTCTTCTAATCCAGATGTTGATAATACAATATCAAGTTTTAGTGTAAGAGAAGTAAACTCGAGTTATGTTGCTTCATACTTCCCAGACGTGCTAGTACAAGACAGCAGTGATACAAATATTGCTGCTATAAGAAGTATAAGAGTACCTTCCTCAATTATAGCGTTAGGTGCATTAGCTAAAACAGATAATGTTTCTCAACCTTGGTTTGCACCAGCTGGGTTTAGTAGAGGAACCTTAGATACTATAACTTCGACAGATGTGAGGTTGACTGCTGAAGATAGGGATAATTTATATGAAGCAAGAATTAATCCTATCGCTAATTTTCCTAATAAGCAATTTGTTATTTTTGGACAAAAAACTACACAATTAGCGAGAACTTCTTTGGATAGAGTTAATGTTAGAAGGCTAGTTTTAGAAGTTAAAAGAAGAATAGAAAAAATAGCTTTAAGGTTATTATTCGAACAAAACACTCAAGAAACAAGAAGTGGATTTATTGAGTCAGCTACAAAGGAATTAGCTTCTATACAAATTAATCAAGGTTTAGAAGATTTCAAAGTAATTATGGATGAAACAAACAATTCTCAAAATGACATTGATAATAATTTATTAAACGGTCAGGTTATTATTGTTCCTACAAGAGCAATTGAATTTATCTCTATTGATTTTATAATTACAAATGCTGGTGTAGAATTTCCACAATAATCATATTTAAATAATAAATTAGGAGTAAATCGTATGCCAATAAGAGGCTCAGCAAGAATTATAAGTAACGAAATAGATAACTCTGCAGTTTCTCCCGTTGAAATTTTACCAACTGGAACACCTGCTGCTGTTATAGGAACTTCAAAAAGAGGTCCATCATTTATACCAAAAACTGTTGCAAATATTAGCC